GATGCCGGAATTGGTATGGCTGAGTACAACGGCAGTTTCTCGGTCTATAACTTCGGTCAAGACAGCACCTTCTCTGGGGCGCGCCCGGCTGGCGGCAACACAGACGCCAACAACATAGGTGACTTTGCCTATCCTGTACCGTCAGGGGGCTACCTTGCGCTTTGTACCGCAAACCTTCCAAAGCCTTCAATAATTGATGGGTCGGAACATTTCAATACTATCATTTGGACTGGTGTCGATACAGCTTCAGGTAGAGATTTTACTGGGGTCGGATTTCAACCGGATTTAGTGTGGTCTGCTGTGAGGAGTGTTGCTTACGGACACCGTATATATGATTCTGTGCGTGGATTTGGAGTAAATAAAGTTCTATCTTCCGCATCAACTTCAGCGGAATCTTCTTCTTCGACATATGGTTATATGGACTCTTCACTTCCAGATGGATTTAGCACAACAGCAGGTTCAATTGATAATGACTTATTTAACGGCATAGGTAAAACATACGTTGCTTGGAACTGGAAAGCTGGCGGCTCTGCGGTCAGCAATACTGACGGTTCAATCACCTCGCAAGTTTCCGCGAATGTTGACGCAGGGTTTAGTGTTCTGACTTACAGCCCATCAGGTTCTAGCGGTTCAGTCGGACACGGTCTTGGGGTAACGCCGTCTGTTGTAATTGTAAAACGCAGAGACACAACTGGGCAGTGGGTTTCTCATTGGACAGCAATTAGTGGGGCAAATAAACAGCTTTACTTAAACGGTACAAATGCTGTTGACACCAACAATATTTCCTCACTGACAAGCACAACCTTTACTGTAAGCGGGTGGAGTGAGGTTGCAACGGCGGGTGGTAGTTATGTAGCCTACTGTTTCGCAGATGTTGATGGATTCAGCAAGGCGGGCAGCTACACCGGCAATGGCAGCGCAGATGGGCCGTTTATCTACACAGGGTTTAGGCCAGCTTGGATTATGATTAAAAATATTGCATCAGGTGAGAATTGGCAAATTCACGATAGCGGGCGGGACCCTGACAACGTGGTAACACAAAGGTTGTATGCCAATACAAATGGTGCAGATGTAACAAGTACATTTATGGATTTTGTATCTAATGGTGTAAAATGTAGGAATTTTTCTGGTGGCTTTAACTCATCAGGCGCAACCTTCATATACCTAGCCTTTGCCGAAACACCATTCAAATACGCTAACGCCAGATAGGAGATAACCGATGGCATATAAATACTCAGGTCGTATTATCCGCGCTGGCAAGGCGTGGACTGACAATGACGGAATACAGCACCCATCCAACTGGATGTTGTGGGATGCCGCAACCAAAGCAGCCAAGGGGCTTGTCTGGGAAGATGACCCAGCCAGCTTCGATGGACGGTTCTACTGGTCAGCCGGTGTGGCTAAGTCGTTGGATGATGTAACGGAAGAAGACGGCACGATCACCAAGGGTCTCAAGTCAAACGCCATTGCGACTGTAAAGGCGCAGGCGGCTGGTCTACTAGCGCCGACTGACTGGTATGTTGTCCGTAAAGCGGAAACCAATGAGGGCGCCCCAGAAAATGTACTACAGTACAGATCTGACGTTAGAGCCGCTTCAGGCACGATTGAGGCGGCCATTACTGCCGCCACTACCCTAGAGGACTTTATGGCGCTCTACGAGGCTCCAGAGGACGGCAACGCCCCTATCAACGATTGGCCTGAAGAGGTATAGGTATGACTAAAGCAAGAGACATCGCAAGCGCAACCACGCCCAATGCGAATGCGGCGTTGCTTGCCACATTCCCACACAAAAACCTCATCATCAATGGTGCGATGCAGGTGGCGCAACGGGGAACGTCAGCCACAGGTGTGGGTGGGAATGCTTCTTACCCAACGCTAGATAGGTTTAGACAAAATACAAGTAATACAGCAGGGCGTTTTACTATGTCACAGGTCGCTGTTACTGACCTGCCCGGATTTGCAAACGCATTAAAACTAGAATGCACAACAGCAGACACATCAATAGCGGCGAATGAACTTGGCATCATAATGCAAAGAATTGAAGGGCAGGATTTACAACAGCTTAAAAAGGGTACTTCTAGTGCAGAACCTGTAACTGTATCTTTTTATGTTAAAGGAAATGCCTCTGCAACTTATACACTAGAACTTAGTGACAATGATAACAACCGTCAGATTAGCCAAACATTTTCTGTTACAACTTCGTGGAATAGAGTGTCTTTGACTTTTGCTGGTGATACATCCGGTGTATTAGATGACGATAATGGGAATAGTTTAGAATTAAACATCTGGATTCACGCTGGTAGCGACTTCAATGGTGGTACTTTAAGCACAACTTGGACAAGCACTACTAATGCAAATCGTGCCTCCTCTAGTGCCACTTCTTTCTTTGATAGCACAAGCCGTACACTAGAAATTACAGGACTTCAGGTGGAACTCGGCTCTCAGGCCACGTCGTTTGAACACCGCAGTTATGGTGAAGAACTGGCGTTGTGTCAGAGGTATTTTCAGAAAATTAGTGGGGCGGCTTCTAGAGCCTATACAAGTGACGGATATTGGGGCTATGGAATAACCAGCCCTGTTACTATGCGGTCAACGCCTACAACAACTAACCCAAGCTACACAGGTGATTATAGTTTGCCCGGAACAGGCCCTAGCTTTAAGGCAAATACCGTAGACCACGTTAGTATGCAGTATAATGGTAGCGCAGGAACGTATTGGGCTTACAGTGCTGAAGTAACCAGAGATTCGGAGTTATAAAATGATTTTTATAAACGCTAGATACTCTGTAGATGAACAGACAAATAAAACTCTTGGTATAACGGCAACAATAGATGAAGTTGATTGTATTATACCCCTTGACCCAGCCAACCGTCACTACGCAGAAATCATGCGTCAGGTAGAAGCTGGCGAGTTGACCATAGCGGATGCTGACTGATGCTGGGTGAATTCGCACTATCAGAGAGGGCTTTAGCGGATAGCAGCATCTTGCTGCTGGGTTCGCAAACCGTTAGTGCTGAGTTCACCGATACATCCGCAGCCAACCTGACGCTCAACGGCGAAGCAGAGATGAGCGCTATTGCAATCAAGGTGTCTATTGGCAGCGGCGTTCTTCTGGGCTTGATGCAGGCTACTGCCGAATTCACCCAAAGTTCAGACGGTGTTCGCTTTGCCACAGGTGTGTCGGCGCAGGTCTTTAGCACAGTGCAAGGCACAGACGCTATCTACATTGCTTCTGGCATATCAGATCAGGATGCGGCGTTTATTGTAGAATCCTCTGCCCAAGCCATTGTGGATCTATCTGCTGACATGTCGGCAGAGTTTACACAAACATCATCGCCAAACATGTTGTATTCTGGTATATCTAATCAGAGCGCGGAGTTCACACAAACAACCGCGCCAAACGCAATTTACTCTGGTCTGTCAGAGATAGAGGCGGTATTTATAAATACTGGCACCGGCAGTATTCTTAAAGATCCGGGGCCGATAGATATTAGCGCTGTCTTTGTTCAGACCACAGACGGCAGATTATTCTGGGAGCGTATTGACGCTGACGTACCAAGGGAAAACTGGGTTCAAATCGTGCCGACAGGCGGGATATGGACGCCGGTTAACGCAAGTGGTACAATAAACATATGGACAAATAAGGTGGTGTAAATGCCAAGTACCTATACTTCAAACACTGGTATCGAAAAACCCGGCTCCGGCGAACAGTCGGGTACTTGGGGAACTACGACCAATACAAACTTTGACATCATTGATCAGGCGCTGCACGGGCAAGCCCAGATTACTGTTGTGGGCGATCAAGACCTTACAACCAACGATGGTTCGATTAGCGACGGTGCAAATACAGTGCTTGTGCTTACCGGTTCTCCGGGTGCTACCTTTGAGTTGCGTGTAACCCCAACAGATCAGGAAAAATTCTACACCATCCGCAACGAGACAAACGCTGCTTGCCGCGTTATCTACAAGGGCGTGACATATTCAACATCTAACGGTGTTGAGATTGCAGCAGGTGCGTCAACGGCTGTAACAGGTGACGGTGGCGGCGCTTCAGGTGTGTTTAAAAGCCTGACACCAAATGCCGATGTTGTTAACGATACGACTCCGCAGCTTGGTGGCAACCTAGATGTTAATGGGCAGTCTATTGTTAGTGTGTCGAATGGCAACATTCCAATCACACCAAACGGCACAGGGCGTGTGATTCTTGACGGTCTGTCATACCCTGACGCTGACGGCACAGCCGACCAGTTTATCAAAACAGACGGCGCAGGAAACCTAACCTTTGCCAGCGCCTCATCTAGCCTTGGTAATTCACTAAGCCTTTCTGGTGGTAGTGGCTGGACTATTTCTGTAGATGGTAGCAACAATCTGGTGTTTTCTTACGGCGGTAGCACAGTAGCCAAAATAGCTACTAACGGTGCGTTTACCTCTGAGGATGACATCACAGCCTTCGGTACAGTCTAATGGCGCTGCCAGCCTCTGGACAAATTAGCCTATCTCAGTTCAGAACTACCTTTGGCGGTTCTGTTCCTGATAGTGTGTCTGAGTATTACAGAGGCGGTGCAAACGTATCCAACAACGCCATAAATGTAAACATTCCCCAGAGCGGCACTGCTAGTTTCAGCGACTATTATTCTGGCGCTGGTACGCAGACTAGGAATGTTTCAATAAGACTTGGTTATATATCTCCTTCAGGGGGTGTTGGTTTAACCACCATCAGCAGCACGGCAACCCCTTTTTCTATTGGTGGTGGCGCAAATCAAATTGCATATCAGCCGGTGTTCCACGCTGGGACAGGATTTATTACCAGCGCTTCAATTACAATTCAGCAAAACGAGGATGTTGCCTCTAACTCAGAGCATGTGCTTCTTTACGGAGGCACATCTGATTCCACAACAACAAACATTGTGGCGCGTTGGGATGCTGGGTCAAGTGGAAGCACGGGCGGAAACAGAAGCTATTCTATTGTTTGGGATGCAGATGGGTTGATTAATTCAATTACATATACTGGCGGTAACTATAACACAGGGATTATATCTTTTGTTACAGATAACACCGCCGCTGCAAGAACAGCAGGATATAAATGGTTCGGCTTTAGATTAAAGAACCCATCTAGTTTTGCGAAAGCTTCTGATATCATGCTGGGAACTTTTTACAGCACCAGCTTAACGCAGCCATCGTAGGTGATACATGCCACTAACAAAGCTACAATTTAGACCCGGCATTGTCAGAGACCTTACCTCATATTCAAATGAGGGCGGTTGGCGTGACGGTGACAAGGTGCGCTTTCGTCTTGGCTACCCAGAAAAAATGGGCGGTTGGGCTAAATATTCTAGCTCCACGTTCCTCGGAACTTGTCGCGCCCTCCACAACTGGATTGCTCTAGATGGCTCTAACTTCCTCGGCCTTGGCACACATGTAAAATATTACATTGAAGAGGGTGGAACCTATAACGACATCACCCCGATCCGAGAAACAACGGCAGCGGGTGACGTAACTTTTGCCGCGACCAATGGCTCGTCAATTATCACTGTTTCTGACACGAACCACGGTGCGGTGTTGGGTGACTTCGTAACCTTCTCCGGCGCTGTAGATCTTGGTGGTAACGTGCTTGCTGCTATTCTGAACGTCGAGCATGAGGTAACAGCAGTCGCAAACAACAATGTCTATGAGATTACATTGTCTGTGACAGCCAATGCGTCAGACACAGGCAACGGTGGTTCTTCAGTCGTTGGGGCGTATCAGATTAACATTGGCCTGAACTCGCAGATTGGTGGTACAGGTTGGGGTGCAGGAACGTGGAGCCGTGGCACTTGGGGCAGTGCTGCTCCGGGGGGTCTGACAACCACTACGCAGATTCGCCTATGGTCACACGATAACTTTGGTGAAGACCTGCTCATTAATCCTCGTGACTCTGGTATTTATTATTGGGACAAGGGTTCTGGTGCTGGTACACGAGCAGTTGAGCTATCTACAATCGGCAGCAGCCAGACAAGTGTGCCAACAATCTGTAAGCAGGTTATGGTCTCTGATCGTGATCGCCACGTTCTGGCTTTTGGTTGTGACGCCATCGGTGCGAACTCTGCGGCAACCCAAGGTGACGGTGTACAAGATCCGCTTCTCATTCGTTTCTCCAGTCAGGAAAACTCTGTTGATTGGTGGCCTACAGCGACCAACACAGCGGGTGACTTGCGCCTAGGTTCGGGGTCCACGTTTGTACGAGCCTTGGAAACAAAGCGTGAGATCCTGATCTGGACTGACACTGCTCTTACATCAATGCGCTTTATTGGTCCGCCATTTACTTTTGGCTTGCAGCAGCTTGCATCGAACATCACTATTGCCGGGCCAAACTCCGCCGTAGCCACAGAGGACTATGTCTTTTGGATGGGCATTGATAACTTCTATGTCTATGCTGGTCAGACAACTCAGCTACCTTGCACCGTTAAAGAGAAGGTGTTTAACGACATCAACCTTGATCAGATTGACAAGATCTTTGCTGGTGTAAACGCTGAGTTTAGCGAGGTCTTTTGGTTCTACCCAGCCGAAGGATCGTTTGATAATGACCGGTACGTTGTATATAACTACTTAGATAAGGTTTGGTATTTCGGTACGCTCGATAGAACTGCGTGGCTGGATCGCGGAACTCGGACCTTCCCTCTTGCTACGGACGACAACGGTTATGTATACAACCACGAATTTGGCTATGACGCGGATGGCGTGGCTATGGATTCTTTTATTGAATCTTCTGTTATGGACGTCGGTGATGGCGACAGCTTTGCCTACATCCGGCGCGTGATACCTGATCTTAGTTTCTCGGGATCAACATCTATATCCACGCCGCAGGCTACGTTTACGATCAAGGCGCGCGATTTTCCGGGTGAAGACTTTGGTAACACGGCTGCTGGGACAACAACCAGAACACAAGTTAGTCCTGTCGAAGAGTACACGAAACAGTTGTATATTCGGGCAAGGGGTAGATCTTTTGCAATGCGTGTAGAGTCAACTGCGCTTGGCGCAAAATGGCGGCTTGGTAGCCCTCGGGTAGATATTCGCCCGGATGGGAGGCGCTAGTGTCTGGTAATCAGGTCGCACCACCAAGGCTCCCGGAAGCTCCTGAAGAGTACACACGCTCTTATATGCAGGACTTAATCCGGACGTTGGAGATATTTATTGAACAGGAGCGCAATCCGGGAGAGATCCGCGCTACTAGGTTGACCATAACGGATCTGCCTACAAGCGCCACTGGACTTGAGACGGGGACACTGTATAATGATGCAGGTACAGTAAAGGTAGCATAATGGCTTTATTTGGTGATTTAGGAAAAGCATTAGGACTGGGCAGCGGCAAAGACATTTTGCCGATTATTGGCACGGCTGCGGGTTTTTACTTTGGCGGTCCTATGGGTGCGTCTATCGGCTCTGGCATTGGCACACTTGCCGGTGGAGGAAATGTAAATGACGTACTAACAAACGCCGCTCTTTCTTACGGTGTTACTTCATTTATTTCCCCAAGTTTTGCACAAAAAGCCGGGTTCCAACAAGCTGGTGTACAGCCCGGGTTTTTACAAAAGAAGATATATGGTATTGAATCAGTTGCACCAAAGATGATAGGAGATCCTTCAATTCGATCAGCCGTCGAACCGGGAATTGCTTCCATCGAGCAAGATGTATCCACAGCTATGAAGGGGCAGGATAAAAGTTTGTTTAGTGGCATCTTTGACGACTTTGATATGAAGGATGCGTTCCTTGCGACAAGCCTTGGTGGGGCTGCGCTGCAAGCATTAGATAAACCAGAAGAAGGAACACCACAAAGGGATCCTGTGGGTGGGGCGTTTGGGACAGTTACAGGGCCGTTTTCTAAAAAAGTTTATGATATTGAAGATCCTGTTGACGTAGCCGAGTACAACAAAGAGTTGCTTCGTTATCAGGAAGAAGACTTTGAGTATGACTTAGAGCCAGTTCGTGCGGCACACGGCGGGGCTATGTACGGCCACAATAAAATGGGGTATGATGTAGCAGTAAGAGGAGAAGTCGAAGGCCCCGGAAGCGGAACATCTGATTCTGTTCCTGCGCGTCTTTCAGATGGAGAGTTTGTCCTAACCGCAAAAGCAGTTCGTGGCGCTGGCGGTGGAGATAGGGATATCGGAGCCGCTCGTTTATATGATATGATGGCAGAATTGGAGGCCACAGCGTAATGGCAACACAGACACAAGAAATTACCCAACGGCTAGCACCGTTTCAGGAAGACTTTCTAAAAAGTATCTTCGACCAAGCTACTGCGCTTAAGTCTACTCCTATGCCTTATGCGCCACAGCAGGTTGCTGGTCTTTCCGCCGAGCAGCAAAGAGCGCAACAAATGGTTGGCCCGGGTGGGTCTGGTCTTGGTGTTTATAAGCCATATCTTTCACAAGCGGCGGGATATGCAGCCCCCGGCGGTGCAGCACAGTTTTACAATCCGTACGAAACCCAAGCTGTTCAACAAGCTATGCAAGACATCAACCGGGCTGGTCAGATGCAGCAGCAGCAACTTGGTGCACAGGCCATAGGTCAAGGTGCTTTCGGAGGCTCTCGCGCTGCCGTAGCTGGCGCAGAAATTGGACGTAATGTACTCGAGCAGCAGGGTCGAACCGCCGCAGGAATGCGTCAAGCTGGATATGCTCAAGCACAGCAAGCTGCACAGCAAGCTGCACAACAGTACGGTCAACTGGGTATGCAGGCACAACAAGCGGGTGTTCAAGATATAAACACGCTTTTAGGTATTGGTGGGTTGACTCAACAGCTTGGTCAGCAGCAGCTTGATGTTGCTCGTGCAAATGCATTGGCGCAACAAGGTTTGCCGTTCCAACAGATAAGCTTCTTGTCTGATTTGTTCCGTGGGGTTCCTTCAGCACAGATGACAACAACGCAGCAGCAAGCACCGCCAAGCATGGGGTCTCAGCTTATGGGTCTTGGTATTGCTGGTCTTGGTGCGTACGGCGCGTTTTCTTAATAGGATAGGTTGATGGCAGATTTTACTCGTATTGGAAACACACTAAACCAACTCCGCGATCCGGTGTTGCGTCGGCGTATGTTTCAGCCAAGTCGTGACGACCTGAGAAATGTATCTCGGTCGCCTGTTGGAATACAGGCGTCTAGCCCAGAACTAATGAATGCCGTAACGCGTAATCAAAATGTTCAACCACAAATTCAACAGGCTAGTTTTATGGGTTTTGATCAAGCACCCGACGCTAGCGCTGTTGCCGTTGGCTTAGGAACGCCGGATGAGTCTGTAACACCCACACCACCCGCAGCGAAAGTAGAAACGCCATCATCTACCGCAACGTCATCATCTACCGCAACGTCATCATCCACCGCAACGCCTAAAGCAAAGCCCGAAAAAAGAAAAGATGACGCCGATGGCTCAACTAAAAAGCCAACAAAAAACAAGGCAGACGAAGCTCTTGATAGCTTTACTACAAGACTAGCAGAACTGCGTGGAACCGAAAAACCCAAGTCTAAAAAAGACAGGTTAAAGGAAGCCAAAGAGTTTCTTAAGGAAGCTGGTGTTTCTGACGTTGAAGACATTCGTACATCGAAAGACTTTATGCTTATGACTCTTGGTCTTAACATTGCTTCTGGACAGTCAGGTGACTTTCTTACTAATGTAGCCACGGGTGCCAAAGAAACACTCGGAACTTATGGTGAGCTAAAGGCAAAAGAAAAAGAAGCAGAACGTGCGATAAACCTTGCTGCTGCTGAGATGGCTAAAACAGAAGCCGAAGCTGCTCGTGAGCGCGGCGCTAAGTATGATCAAGCAGAACTTAGCATGCTCGAAGAACAGTACAAGGCTTCTCTTGGGCCTGACAAGCTTCAGCTTGCTTATGCTTTGGTTGAAGACAGTAAAAACGAAGAAGGTAACCCAACGCTTTCGCTTGTTGATGCTTTAGCTATGACAGGTAAAAGCACTCAAACCAAGTTTGGGGAATACTTAGGAGCCCTTAAGGAGGCATATCCTAACGCTAACGTGGGCTTCTTGGCTAACGTAGCTGGGTCAAGTGCTTTCTTGAAAGGCTTCATTGATCAGTACGGTATGGAAGGTCTTACCGCAGCGCTGGGTCAAACTGTGACAACCCAAGACTTAAACGTGCTTCAAGGCGCAGAAGGCTCCGCGTCAGCTAATAAAGGCGATCAATCTGGCGGAAGTGGTATAACGATTGAGCCTATAACAGAGTAGGGGGTTTCATGGCTCAATATAAAGTCACGTTACCAGACGGAAGACAGTTTAAAGTAACTGCTCCGGACGGCACATCAATGGATGAAATCCGTGCTCAGGTTGAATCTCAGTTCGGTGGTCAGCAGTCAGCACCTGAAACCGATGCGCCTGAAGACGAAGGCTTCATGCAAGAAGTGGGCGAAGGTATTGTTGGCGGCGTAATGGAGCTCGGCTCTGGTATCGCTGAAACTGCTGCTCTTGTGCCTGATCTTGCGTTTGGCACAGATTATGCTAGTCGCATTAGCCAAGCAAAAAATGATTTAAAAAAAGAACTGGGTATTGACCCGACAGGTGCAGCCGGAGAAATTACGGAAGCACTTGTGCAGTTTGTAATTCCCGGTCTTGGGGCCGCAGGTCTAGTTGGTAAGGCCGCGAAACTTCGTGGACTAAGCACTGCCGCTACTCGAGCATCACAAGTAGCTGCCGCTGGCGTGACCGATGCCGTTGTAGCAAGCGATGGCACAACCACGATTGGTGACTTCTTTGGTGGTGGCCCCACCATGACATCCGAGAACGTCGGGGAAACGGGCAGGGAAGAAGCTGCGCGGAGAATTGGTAATAAGTTCAAGATTGGGTTGGAAGCCGCTGGTGCGACCGCGGCCCTCGAACCGGTGTTTAAGGCTCTTGGTATCGCGGGACAAGCGGCAGTCCGGGGCGGTAGAGAAGTGTCTGATGTCACCGGTTTTTCGACTCTTGCAGCGCGGACCGGGGAAGCTGTTGCAGATTCAACTAAGAAGATTATCGATAAGTATCCTGTTGCTGATCAAGTTCTAGGACTTTTCCGTGCAAGAGGTAACTTACCACAGGGCGCGTTTGAGCAGCAGGCTGGTCTAATTGGCAAGGTCGAGTCACAGCTTAACAAAACAGGGCGTATTGTTAACAATTTGCAAAAACGTCTAGATAAAATATTCGGCACGAACAACGCTTCGTTTCGAAACATTATGGTTGACGGCGACTCGAACACGCAGGTTGAAGCTATGAATCTGCTGTACGGCTTTCTTACAAAGGATCAGGGGTTTGTTAGCGCCGCTGCTCGTGAAGCGCGTAGACTTGGACAAGAGTTTGATCCTACGAGCAACTCTGACTTGGCTAAATACTTACCAGACTTTATGCGTAACGATGCCCTGAAGATGCGTGGTCAGATCGATCTACTGTCTCGTTCTATCTCTCGCTCAGACTTCGTGCAATCGGGTGCGATTCCGGATATTGAAAATGTTATTACCAATAACCTCGCTAGTTACATGCGTCAAAAATTTGCAGCGTTCGAAGACCCCAACTGGTTCCGAAGCGACAACACTGTGTTTACACAAGCTTACGACAACGCCGTGGAATTCTATAAACAGAATCCAGATATGGCTGAAGACTTGTATACAAAACTGGTTGGCCCACTACCTGAAAACGCTTTCATTGGTGTAGGAGTCAACCGCCGCATGTCAGACGCAGCAGCACAAGAGATGATGCAGGCTTTTGTGCAGCGCTATCAAAAGCCTTCAAGGGCTGTAGCACAAGACGGAACAACTAGCCGGGTTGTTCGTGACAGGTTACGCACGTCGTTGCTTACAAAAAAGAAACTGGACGAGCCTGTGCTTCGTGCAGTGTTGGGTGAAGTAAAAGACCCACTAGAAACTTTTGTAAGTACGGTAAATGATTTGGCAACTTTTCGCGCCGTAGACTCTTACTATCGTTACATTGCCAACAACTTTCTAGATCAGGGTGACGAGTTTATTAGTAAAGCAGCGTATGACAACTTAGGTCTCGATGCTCGAAAAGCGTACACAAGACTTGGTTCAGATGCCGCAGGAGGAAAAGACCTCGCCTTTGGTGCGCTTGAGGGTACATACGCAAAGAATGCAGTTGCTCGAGACCTGACAAACCTTACGATGGCGCAGGGCACAACCCAAGATTTTCTTTGGCGAGGCATATACGGAACCTTTTTAAAAGGTAAAGGTCTGGTGCAGTTTTCTAAAACCGTGCTGTCACCTATTACACAGGTTCGTAACGTCACCACCGCTAGTCTTTTTGCTGCGGCACAAGGAAACATTGGGCGGGGTGCCAGTCTTGGCGAATCAATAGCGCTAACTGTTGACAATATATACAAGGGTGAAATACCACGTCTTGCCAAGATGATGGGAATTTCTGAAGATCAAGCCCGGGGTGTATACTTTCGTAAGCTCCAAGAGCTAGGCGTAGTGGGTACACAAGCACAGGTTCGTGAAATTGATCGTCTCTTAGAAGAAGGTCTTGGTGGTTCCTTGCGCTCGGAATTAGATGAGCTAGGTGTCGCAGTCGGGCGTGACAAAGGTGTTCTTCGCCGCACTCTTGGGCGCAGCAAGCTTGGTCAGTTTCTTGATTCTGCGATTATCCAACGGGGTCAAAAGATTACCAAGGGCGCTAGAGACTACTACCAAGGCGGTGACGACGTTTGGAAGATATACAACTTCGAGTTCGAACGTAATAAACTTATCTCAGCCCTCGGCAGCGAGACGGACGCTTTAGCGTACGCAAGAGAAATGGGCTTTAGCAGCGTTGACGAGTACGCAGCCGACATTGTGAAGAATGTTGTACCAAACTACGAGCGTGTGCCTGAAGCAATTAAGTTACTGCGTAAGGCACCGTTAGGTAACTTCATTGCATTCCCTGCCGAGATTATGCGTACGAGTGCTAACACATTGGGGCAGGCAATCAAAGAACTACAGTCAGTCAACCCGAAGGTTCGGGACATTGGCATGCGTAGGCTAATGGGCTTTACCACAACGACAGCTATCGCAGCCCCTGCTGTGCAGGGACTGGGTATGTATCTAGCTGGTGTCGGGCAGGAGCAGATGGAAGCACTGCAAAGACGAGTCGCGCCTTGGAGTCGTAACTCTACACTTGTACCTGTGTCTGTGAAGAAGGGTAAGAACGGAAAGAATTACGTTACCGGATACATAGACTACAGCTATCTTAACCCGTACGACTATTGGCAGCGTCCTGCACGAGCAATCTTAAACGCGGTTAACAAAGGCGAGATTGATAAGATAGACGCGGACCAGTACATAACAGGTGCTGGTCTTGATATTCTTAACGAAATGGTAAAACCATTCCGTGAAGAATCTATTTTTGCTGAACGACTAGCTGATGTTCTTATTCGCGGCGGTGAAACTAGAACAGGTCTTCGCATCTATAATAGGGGCGCAGGAGATTTTAAGGTTGATGACCCGTGGGAGGTAATCGGCAAAAGTATGGCTCATGTTTTTGATGCCTTTAACCCGGGTGCCGTCGAACAAATTGTTGGTGGCGTAGGCCCAATGCCAGAGCGTGGCGGTCAGATTGGATACAACCCAAGCCGCCTAATGACTGCGTTAACTGCGCCCGATGGCCGCGATCCACGAGGCAATACCCGTCAGTTTGAGGAAGAGATTGCTGCCCTACTAACAGGTGTTCGTGAAGCAGACGTAAACGCTGACAACATAGTTAAGTACGGATCATACCAGTATGGAGAAGCGTCCGGTCAAGCGTCTCAGATTTTTAACCGCGCTGCACGGGTTCAAAACCGAATGGATCCGGAAAATGTTCTTGATGCCTACCGTCAATCGAACGAAGAACTATACGAACTTCAGAACGATATGTATCGTATGATACAGGATATGCGTCAACTCGGTATGGAAGACAACGAAATTCGTAAGTCACTAAAACGGTATAAGGTTGGAAACTTACCTCGTTTGATGCAAGGATTGTTTACACCACAAACAATATCTGACGATGTACGCAAAGAAGCATTTAAAAACCAAAGAGAGTTTGGTGGTACATTCCCTATTCAGGAACTAAATGCATACCGTAGATCCTTGTACAGAAGACCCTTAAGTGGTACACCATTAGATACAGGGGACAAGAAACCGGCAGCATCACCAGTTCCGGATATCTTCTTACCTAAGACATCGTCCGTCGAACCACGGACCTTACAGCAACCAGTTGCCGCAGCCGCGCCTCCTCCCGTGGCAGCGCAAGCGGGGGCCACGCCAGCCCCTTCAGTGGCCCCCGCACCTCAAACTATTTCACCGGAAGCCGTGCTTCCGGATCCTAGAGACAGAGAACTACAACAAAGGCTGGCATTGCAATGAACAAAGACAGACTAAGAGAAGAGCTTGCAGAAGACGAAGGCTGCAAGTACGAGATATACTTGGATCATTTAGGTCTACCAACTTTCGGAATCGGAGCGCTAATTAAGGAGCACGATCCAGAGTACGGTCAGCCTGTTGGCACACCCGTGTCGGAAGAGCGTGTCAGGCAGCGATTTAATCTTGACATCGCCGTGACGATTGAAGACTGCGGTCGGCTGTACTCTGACTTCGATGATCTACCCGAAGAAGCTCAGTTGGTCATCGCCAACATGTGCTTTAACCTCGGCTACCCCCGCCTGTCCAAGTTCAAGGGCATGAAAGCAGGGGTCGATGCCAGAGATTGGGAACGCGCAGCCGACGAAATGGTCGACTCGAGGTGGCATGATCAGGTCCCGAACCGCGCGAAAAGGCTGGTCAAAAGAATCCGAGACCTTGCAAAGGGCTAACCTTGTAAATTACACGCTTATTCTACAAGGTATAAACAACTGAAATCATTAAATAAAAACATCGATTCTCGTGGACCTCAGTATCGATGACCGTATCATTACACCTCGAGGTCGCTGAGAATTGATGTTTAGGAACAACAAATGGCAAAGAAGGTAGAAAATGTTCGTATCCAGCGCAAACGGATTCGCCGTCCCGGGCAACACAAGAAAAATGTCAACAAGCGAAACAAAGTCAAGCAGTTCTTTGGATGATCGACGGCATTGTCCTCGCTGCGGCACTCGTTTACGTCTCGTGCACGTTCACGGTCACACGCAGTGCTTCGAGTGTAGTCAGGTTATTGATGACTGTTGTCAGGGCGAGGTGTGTTCTAGCGGCAAGTAAACTAAAACAAACGCCTCGCACTCTGGGCAGCTTAGGTTAGATACTATACCCTCTCGACCATCTTCCTCTTCATAGTCGTGATCGCCGCCCCATATAAGTTCAGCGTCGCAGTGCCAACAATTCATTCTACCTCTCCCCAATTATCCACAATAGCTGCGTCTACTTCAAATGTTACGTTTAAGTTTGGTACGCATGTGGTCATAATTTCAACAATTTTGTCTGCCTGTTCTTGCGATTCGATGTTGAAGCACAGTTCGTCATGCACTGTTAACACGGGCAGCAAGCCTTCTTTATAACAATCAACCATTGCCTTCTTAGTCTGGTCGGCGCTTGAGCCTTGGATCAAGCGATTAAGGGCTTTGTATGTGAATGCACGGCGAATCATACCACGACCACCATATTCTTTGATGGCTTCTTCCAGCCGCATCGCTTTGTTGTAGCCAAAGCTTTTGGGTTCCCACATATCAAAGCGACACTTACGACCAAGCCAAGTCCGTATGTTTCCAACATCTGAAGCGCGGTTCGATGTCATGTCTGCAATACCTTTAACGAAAGGTACTTTGTCGTGGTACTTGGCAAGCATGTCTTTAGCTTCTTCTTCGGTAATGTCCATGACACCTGCCAGTTTCTTCCGACCCATACCGTACATAATACCAAGGTTAACTGTCTTGGCATCTTTGCGACTAATACCTGCCATGTCTGCAACAATCTGGTGGAAATCAGCGTTGCCTTCGTGGTACATTTTAACCACATCGTCGATCTGCGGGTGACGATGCACCCCTGTTACCTGTGCACAGTAGTGTGCAAGCCACCGTGGTTCCTGCGCCGAGTAGTCAAAGCTGCCCCACTTGCAGCCCTCTTCTGGTATGAACAGGCCGCGGATCATTGCTTTAATCTCAGGGTCACGAGCAGGAATTTGCTGTAGATTTGGGTTGCTTGAGGAAAACCTACCAGTTACAGTTCCGCCATCATCAGAACGAAGGGCATTGAAGTCACAATGAATACGTCCGTTATGCGAATGTTCAAGGATCGTCTCCACAAAGGTGGTGTTTGCCTTATTAAACTCCCGAAGGCGTACAATCTTTTGCGCGATTGGGTGCTCGTGGTTCGCAAGAAACTGTTTTGTAAAGGAGGGCGCGTCAGTCCCCTGTGTCCTATGGTACTTAAGACCAAGAGCATCGAACGCCTTTGCTACAGATGTAGCAACCCACGGCTCAACAGTGACGCCGGTCTCTTTCTTTATTTCTTTAAGTAAAAGATCTTCCCTTTTCTTTAGGTCTTTCTTGACAAGCTCTGCCTTGTCAACATTAACACGAACGCCGCGTGTCTTCATTTCAAACAGGACGGGTAGCAACTCTGTCTCGAGCTCAAAGATGTTGGTTATCTCTTCCTTTATGATGTCTGGGCGTAGCCTGTCCCACAGGCGCAGCGTAACAGAAGCGTCTTGCTCTGCATACTTACCAACAAACCGTGCAGGTAGCCTCCACATTCCAGACTTGGGGTCTACATGATACATAGCCGCAGCAGCTTTTAGCATCTTTTCGTTTTTATACTCGCCCAGATACTCGCCAACCAAAGAGTTCAAGTTGTAGTATCTGCGGTTTTCATTAAGAAGTGGCGCTGCAATCATTGTGTCAATGATTTTACCCTGCACTTCAATACCAGCCCACCGCATCCAGCCAAGGTCATACAAAGCATTGTGCATAATCTTTTCAATATGCGGCGTAGCAAGCTGTTTCTTTAGCCAGTTTACAACAAACTTTTCTGGCAGGTTCCCGCCACCCTCGTGGCGTACAGGAAAGTATCCAACAAAATCTCCTGCTGCCACAGCGTAGCCAATAACATACCCGTCACCACGGCACCACCCCGGGCCAAGCGTTGTCAAGTTGGGGTCACAAGTCTCCAAGTCAATTGCAATGCGATCACAGTTAGTCAGATCAGGAAACGATGACGGCGGTGCCCAGTCATCTTCGTCTCCGAATCCCATTGCTACCTCCTTGACATCGATGTCTAAAAGATTCATTTGCTCATTCATCGTCATTGACAATCTCTCCTCCGAGTGCGGCGTACCCAATGATGTCTACCCACGAGTCGTCCTTGCTTGTATCCTCTGCAAGTCT